AAATTGTTGCTTACACAGACACAAAGTTACTTGATCAAGGCGACTATAAAAAGTCGTACGATATTAAGGTTAAAAAAAGGCAAACGGTTTACATTAGTTCGTTGAAAGGTTATGAAAAAGCAAGCTATAAAATTGGCAATCATGTTGTCGATGTGTATTGAAAAAACAGGCACGCACTAGTCGTGCTTTTTTATTTGTGCTATACTTGTATAAAGATAGTTAAAACAAGGAGTACAAGGAGATGCGAACACATCGGATCACAAATAAACAAATAAAATTTGCCGATGAGTACATCAAAACTCGGAACGCATACAAGTCTGCTATTACTGCTGGATATAGTGAAGCTTACTCTGCTAAGAGTGTTGGCGAGCTATTAAAAAAGGAACAGGTAGCGTTGTACATTGACCGTCGGTTGGCTAAGATGGATCAAAACAAGATAGCTACACAAGAAGAGATACTTGCAGGCTTAACGCGGGTTTTCAGACGTGAAGAGACAGAAGATGTTGTGACGTCAAGCAAAGACGGCGATGTCACTGTAACTAAAGTTCGCAACAGCGTATCAGACAGTAACAAGGCTGCAAATGACTTGCTTAAGATTGTAGGGAAGACAACATCCAGCCGTATTGAGATGCAGAAGTTACGCAAGGCAATCGCTGACGCTAAGATAGCAGAGCGACAAGCAGAGAGCGACAGTGACACGAACGTGACGATTAAGATTGAGCCTTGGGAGGATAATTAATATGAGAAGTTTTACTATGACGTTTATCACAATCATTATGGATGTTATTATTATTGCATGTGCTTTAATACTTAAAGACACAAGTTTGTCAACGTGGTTTATTATTGGAATGATGACTGGAATGACAATTGGAGTAATTGTGATTGATTGTGCTAAGTTTTATATTGAAAAAGAATTAAATGAAAAACCATTAAATGAAAAACCATATTAATGTTAAATGGGTTTTGATTGATAGCGATTTATACCTGTTTCTTAACCTAAAGATTATTAGGATAATTTCAATTGTTAAGAAATAGTTAAGCTACTATACATCCCCAATCATAAATGATATTATAGATTCATAGGCAAGCGGTGGGCTTGATGCACAAAGTAGAAAAGGTGTATGGCACTCTGATTGGTTGACGCTTGCTTATGTCAAAGCCTATCCGATTAAATAAGGCATGTTTTGAGTAACTATGTAATAGAAGGTCATCCCCTGCCGGATGGCTTTTTATTATGCTATAATTTAATTATGAATATTACGATAAATGAAAAAGAGCTGGTGAGCAGCGCATATAAAGATTTGTTTACAAGCCATGAACGTTATCTAGTTTACAAAGGTGGTCGTGGTTCAGGTAAGTCTGCCGGAATTGCGTTTGGTATTGTTATGACGATAATGAAGCAACCATACGTTAATTGGCTTGTCGTGCGACAGTTTCAGACAACGCATAAGGATAGTACATTCTCAAATATACGATGGGCTGTTCATCAATTAGGATTAGATCAGTTGTTTAAATTCACTGTCAGTCCGTTAGAAATAAAGTACAAACCAACCGGACAAAAGATATATTTTCGTGGCTTAGATGATCCGCTAAAGATTACTTCCATCAAAGCTGACGTTGGGAACTTGTGCCGTGTTTTTTATGAAGAAGCGTACGAGATTAAGCGCATAGACGACTTCAACACAGTCGAAGAATCAATCCGTGGTGTGTTGCCTAAAGGTGGTTATTATCAAACGATACTGGCATTCAACCCATGGAGTGAGAAGCATTGGCTTAAGGGTGAGTTCTTTGATGAGATGACAAAGCGACCACATTCAAAGGCAATCACGACAACTTACAAAGATAACTCACATCTTGATGAACAGTATATTGAATCACTAGAGAATATGATTGAACGCAATCCCGCACGTGCTAGAGTAGCTGTGTTTGGCGACTGGGGGATATCAGAAGGTCAAGTGTTTGAAGGGTTGTTCAACATAGAAGACTTTGATTACAAGACCATCGTTGGTCGTCACGTCATGGGTATTGACTTCGGTTTCACTCACGATCCGACAGCATTTGTGCAGGCAATTGTTAGTGACCACGACATCTATGTGTACGATGGGTTCTATGAGACGGGGATGCTTAACGAGAACATTGCACGTGCTATTTATCGACATGGCGGTATATCGGGAACAATCTATGCTGATAGTGCTGAACCAAGAACGATTGGGGAATTAAGAAGCCGTGGATTGAAGAATGTCCAACCAGCAGGAAAAGGTAAAGACAGCTTTGTACAACGTTATGAATTCATGAAGTCGTTTAAGTATCACATTCATCCCCGCGTGCATTGGCTAGCTGAAGAAATGGAAACAAAAGTGTATGCTAAGGATAAGTTTGGCAACCTAACCAACAGACCAGAAGACGGATCAGACCACATCATTCAGGCACTTGGCTATGCGTTGGAATCGGTTATCTTTACTAATAAGAAAGGAACATACATGTCATATAAAGAACGTGTACAAGCGGTTAAGGATATTGGGTTGTAATGTAAAGATATAAATGATATACTAATGAAGTGGACATCGTGCCACTTCCTCCTTTCGCGCCGTATGTTTGTCATGGGACATACGGTGTTTCCTTACCGGTAGAAATAAAGGTGCCAATTAAGGTTGCGGTACTAAAGTCGAACTTGGTGTAGCTCACCATAGCGGCGTACATACTATCAGCAAATAACGTTTATAAAAACCACACTATCTCTGGGTAGCTGTTTGAGAGACGAAGTCCCTATGGCTGATTAAGATAACATCGAAATTAGTGGGCGTACATAATTGCGGCATTTGTTTTAGGACGGTGCTTGAGACACTTCGATCCGTCGGGGTGTCTTTTATTGTGATATAATAATTGTATTGAATAACATTAAGGCGGATATTATGGACTTTATTACAAATAGCGCGCAAGCAAATATCATTTATCAGGAAGACCTGAGTAAGCTAGACTTATCACGGATATTTGATTTTATATTGCATCATAAAAATTATCAGCAACCACGATTGGAGAAATTGGCATCGTACTATTCAGGTAAAAACGTCTCTGTGCTTGAGCCGGATAGCAGACGCTTGGATGATGGTTCTGATGCACGATTGGTTCATCCATTCGCACAAGAGATTGCGGATTTCCAAGCGTCATTCAGTGTTGGTAATCCAATCACGATTGATGTTGATGACGAAGACCACGAAACGTTAGACGAAGTGAATAAACAAAACGACGTTGACACGTTGTACTCTGATATATTCTTAGACGCTGGTAAGTTCGGGCGTGGATTTGCACTGGCTTATCGTGAAGAAGGATATGATTATGAACGGCTGGTTCGTCTTGATCCAGTTAACACGTTTATGATTTACAACCAAGACGTTGACTACAAGCCGATCATGGCTGTGCGCTATGTTCCTGTGCAAGTTGTGACAACAAATGGGACAATGACGCAAGTGAATATGGAATATAACGTTGAGACGTGGAGTGCTACCGAGCATATCAATTATCAACCAACTAACTTATCTGCGCCTAGTTTAGTGCCGGTTAACATTGAAGAACTGTTTGCATTGCCTGTCGTTGAGTTCTGGAACAACAACTTACGTATCGGCGACTATGAGAACGTTATCAGTCTAATAGACGCATACGATGCAGCCCAATCAGACACTGCTAACTACATGACTGACTTGAACGATGCGATGTTGGTTATCAAAGGCGACATTGATTCATTGACTGACGGCATGGAATTAGCGCTTGATCCAACATCCCCAACTTATGATAAAGAGTTGGCTGCACAGATTGAGCAAAAGAAACAAATTCTGCTAGACCTAAAGCAAGCACGACTATTGTTGTTGAAGTCAGGTAACAACGCAGTTAACGGACAAACAAACGTTGACGCACAGTATATCCATAAGGAATACGATACAGCTGGCGTTGAAGCGTATAAGAACCGTTTGTATCGTAATATTCATACACTATCACGAACACCAGACGTATCAGATGAAAGTTTCGCTGGTAATGCTTCAGGTGTGGCAATGCGTTATAAGCAGTTAGGCGTTATTCAACAAGCCAAGACAAAGCGCCGTATGTTTGAAAAAGGATTGTACGAGTTATACACAATCGTTCAGACATTAGAACAACAGGTATCTGGCGCGTGGAAAATTGATGTAAACGATATTAAATTTGCATTCCACGACAACTTACCAAGCGATGACGTTGAGACTATATTACAAATTGTACAAGCTGGTGCAACGTTACCACAACAATACTTGTACAAGTTCTTGCCTGAAGTTAACGACCCTGATGAGATTGTTAAGATGATGGATGAGCAACGTGATAGCCAAGACACAGAAACAACACGATTAGCTATGAGAGACGCGGCGGTGGAAAACGATGACGAACAGACAAGAAATGTATCAGTACAGCAAGGAACAAATCAAGGCGGACAAGCGCCATTCAACCAAGCTGACAGCAATAATTAAAGGTGTATCGGTTGCTTATATCGCTTGGTGGGCTTTGTTTCGTGACAAGAACCCGCAGTATACACAATCGAGTAATGGCAATCTGCCAAACCAAGAATTAGTTAATGAATTGAATAGTTATGCAGATAAAAATGGCTTTGTGACTAAAACGCCAGCTAATAATGATGAACTGATTGATTATGCAGCGTTGTTATTCACATCAGTAGCTGCTGCAAAAGTTATTGACTATACACGTACGCAACTATTGAAAGATAAGACATACACGGCTGGTATGGGCGCTAAGATGTATAATTTGGTTAATAATGAGATGAAAGACGACATCATAGATCAGAACTATTGGGGACGCACTTGGTCAGATGATGTTTGGCGTCATCAATCAGCATTAAGAAGTGACTTGCTGACAATTATGCGCCAGTCATTGCTTGAAAAAGAAAATCCTGTGTCACACGTTGCAGATATACGTGATAGATACCATGTATTCAACTATCAATCTGAACGTATATTACGTACTGAAGGCGCGCATATATCAGCAATGCAACAGAAGCATGATATTAAAGCTGCTGGATATGACTTGGTAGAGTGGATAACATCAGCTGGAGCATGTGATCATTGCTTAGACAAGGATGGCAAGATATACAAATTGAATAACGTACCGCCAATCCCTTTTCATCCGTCATGTAGGTGTTCTATAGCTGCCGTTGCGAAAGATGAAGTAACTGACAGTGACATAGAAGATTAAGCCTTAAGGCTTTTTTTATTGCATAATATGCACAACTTATTGTATATATTCGTTATTAATGCTATAATTATGCAAGTGGAACGGTTTTGCGGGTCATTGACGTACAAAACGTTGTGCATAAAATAAATAGCGGGTTGTGAAGTGGGTTAAATGCGTACATAGCAACGTGCAAAGGAGAATCAATTATGGCTGAAGAAGCAAACAACACAGTTGAAACACAGTCGGAAACAGAACAGCAAGAGCAAACGTTCACTGCTAAGGACTTACAAGCTGAAAAAGATCGCGCATACGACAAAGCACGCAACGACATTCAAAAAGATTATGAAGACAAGATGGCGCAAGCAGTCGCAGAGGCGAAAGAAC